GCGTGCCGTCAAATTCACACTTCCCCGCTTGGAATGTGAATGGGGGATGGAATATTATAGAAGTACCCCCTGCCTATGCCGCCGGCGGCGGGTAGTCGTCGGCGGTTCTCTTTTTACGAAGTTGATCGAAAGCTGTGATCATATTTCGGGCGCCGAATGCCTTTTCCGCGTCCGTCAGCGAATCGCTGTTCAAGATGGATCGAACAGCGCCGACCAATCCGACGTAATCGACCGGAGATTCCGTGATAACTTCAATATCGCGGAGGAAGACTCGGCATTCATCCAGCGACCACACGGGATTCACCGCCTTTCATCTTGGTTTCAGCGAGAACGATTTTGTCGGCTGTTCGCTGAATTTTCCGTCGGTTGGTTTCCGTTGCTTCAACGCCCGCGCGTACCAGCGATTCGGTGATGGCTTCATCCATCGGCATTCCGCGCAGGCGGGAACGGGTGATACTGCATAAGGCGATGACTTTGCGAAGATTCGCATTCATACCGCCCCACGCTTTCCTTTTCCTTTTGGTTCATCCATTGATCGAGCGTTTCCGCTCGGAAAAGGATGCGACGCCGCGCTCGAATGTGAGGAATCTGCTTGGACTTAACCATGTTGTAGATCGTATCCTCATGGAGTCCGAGCCTTTCGGCGGCCTCTCGGACGGTCAATGTGGTTCTCATGATCGGACCACCTTTCATGCGGTTTGACTCGTTTCGAGTCGTTCGTCAGCAAAAAAAAGGTTCATGTCAAACCCAAGAGCGTCGGCGATGCGCTTGGCAGCTCGACCGCTCGGATCGCGCCGGCCGCGCTCGATATCCGCGTAATAACTGCGGGAAATGCGGGCCAGGTTCGCCACTTGCACCTGGGTCAGTTTGCGGGCCTTTCGAAACTGGAGAAGCCAATATCTCACTTGTACACCTCCTGTTCTGACTCGTTTTGCGTCATTTCCTTGACTCTATTCTATTCCTCATTTTGCGTCGTGTCAACATATTTTTGACGAGATTTGAGGAACCTGCTCTACGATTCATTTTGCGTCGTTATAATTTATTTGTGACGCAAAAGGAGATGGGAGAAGTGCTGAGTTCACGGCTTAAGCATTTGAGGAAAATGAACAATTTGACGCAAGAAGAAATAGCAAAAAGACTCGGCATGGCAAGAACAACATATTCCGGTTATGAAAGTGGGGCGCGCGACCCCGATCCGGAAACGCTAAAAAAAATAGCGGACTATTATGGCGTCAGCGTGGATTATCTGTTGGGAAGAGACGATTCGAGGCAGTACGGAGCATTTTTTAAAGCATTAAAAGAAAAATATCCGGGCGTCAACATTGACGACCCGGATATTCAGCGGAAACTGATGCGGCTTGTGGATCTTGTCTTGGAGGATTACCAAAAAAATCAACAATGAATCCGCAGACATCTTCGACAGCAGCACTTTCCAACCCGGTAATGTCAGCGATCATCTTCTGGATGTCACTCATGGCTTACCCCCTTATCCATAAGACAGGAGCAACACCGGCTATGTAAACGGCCGAGCCGTCAAGCGGGGAAATGGTAGAGTGCTTCCATTATACGAACATCCGTTCGTGTGTTCAAGGAAAATTTTTCAACAGAAGTACCCATTTATACTCCCGCGCCTCTATTAGGTTTCAGTGTAGAAAGGATTATTTTGAGGTAGTCAATAGGTCGGTGGCTTAGGGAATTTTGTCGTGGGGGTGGTGTGGCATGGCGAGTTACGAGAAAAGAGGGAAGCGGTCCTTTCGTCTTCGTGTCGATCTTGGATTCGATACAAACGGAAAGCGTCTCCAAAGAATGAAAACGATTCGGATCGAGGATGAAACCTTGCTCCGGGCGCCGAAACGGTTGGAAAAATATCTCGAGGAAGAATTGCTGAAGTTCAAGATGGAAGTCGAGGCGGAAGGATATATCCGACCGCAGAAAATGACGTTTGCTCAGTTTGTGGATGAATGGCGAGAGAAGTACGCGAAAACCGAATTGTCCCCCCGAACGCAGAAAATCTACATGGACCATATTGCCGCGCGCATACTGCCGGCTCTTGGCCGTCGCAGAATGGACGAAATAAAGCCCATGCACCTGGTTGCCTTACTCACTGATCTGCGGCGCCCAGACGCCCGCATGGACCGTTCCGGTCCGCTTTCCGACCGAACCATTACCTACATTTATAGCGTGCTCAGAAACCTGTTCAATGTGGCTGTGGATTGGAAACTGATCAAAGAGAACCCTATGGCAGGAATCAAGAAGCCCAAGGTTGAGAAAAAGAAGGCCCAATACTATGATGCCGAAGAAGCCGAGGCCGTCATCCGCGCTCTACAGGAAGAACCGCGTATGTGGCGGCTGTTGGTTTTAGGGGCGCTGATCGGCGGGCTTCGGCGCGGCGAGTTGGTTGCCTTGGAGTGGTCAGACGTTCATTTTGACATCAATGCCCTGCACGTCAGAAAAAGCATCTCCCTCAAAGAGAACGGTCAAGAGTTCGAAAAATCCACGAAAAACGACGAAGACCGCTTTGTGGAGATGCCTCTGTGGTACATGGAGGAAATGAAGCAGTACCGTAGAGAATGGCTGCAAGAACGTCTTAAAGTCGGTGATCTGTGGCAAGGAGGCGAGCGGGAATACGTCTTCCACTCCGGTTTCGGTCGGCCGATCCGGTACGACTACCCGACCGAATGGTGGGCGAAGTTCGTCAAGCGACATGGGTTGAGAAGAATCCGGTTTCACGATCTTCGCCACAGTTCCGCGACCATCCTGATCGAAATGGGTGTTCCGTTGAAGGTCATCCAAGAACGTCTCGGCCACAAACAACACCAGACCACCACGGATATATATTCCCACGTCACCAAAAAACTATCCCGGGAAGCCGCAAATATGTTCGATCGGTTCAATCCTCAAAAGAACGTGAATTAAGTAACATGTACCCAATTTGTACCCAGTCGTGATTTTTGACCATCCAGACCCTGACATGGAGGGTAAACACGAAAAGCCGGAACCCCTTGTGGGACAAGGGATTCCGGCTTTCTTCATGCGCGTGGAGGGACTTGAACCCCCATGGTTGCCCGCCAGAACCTAAATCTGGTTTAGGCTTTCTGATGAAATCTGAGCGAACCAGATAAACACCGCAGTTATGCGGTTTTTAGGATTTAAAGACTGATTGATTCCGAAAAAAATGGGTACGGGTTGAAGAATTCTGTACCCAATTTGTACCCAATCACAGATTGAACCCTTTGCCATCCGGTTTGGTCGGGTTGGAGATGATCCCAAGCAACACCAAAACCTCAAGAGCGCGTTGGGCGAACGACATGAGCGTTTCGGATTCACTGGCCGGGACGATCCCGGTGTAAATGCCGATGTCCAAGAGCAGGGCAATCACAGCGACCCACAACCCATAATTCCGAAAGCGTTTCTTTTCGAACATGGTTCATTTTCCTCCTTTCAACGAGGCGGTTTTTGACGTTTGATCCCAGCCGACTTCCATGCCCATCGCGTCGCCGACAGCCCGCAGCGGCACATACGTCCGGCCGTCGATGATGTATCCGACGCCGATGTCCTGGCCGTTCACGACGACGCGGGCGGTGCCGCTCACCTTCGGCAGCTCACTAACTGGAGTGCTGGGAGTAGGCGCGGGTGCGGTTTCAGCCGGTTTCTTCCGCAGCCCGTATACTTCCACGATCCCGGCCACGATGGCCGCCGCGCATTTCCGGCGGTAGGTGTCCGTTTTCAGGAGCGCAGCCTCTTCCTGGTTCGTCATGAACCCGCATTCCACGAGGATCGCGGGCATCTTTGTCTCGCGGAGCACGTGGAAGTTCGCCGTTTTCACCCCGCGATCCGGACGGCCAGTCGCGCGGATCAGGTTTCGATGTACTGCCTCAGCCAGCTTCGTGGCAGCCGCCGGGCGGGTGGTGTAGACGAACGTCTCGATCCCCTGTGCCGAGCTCCATCCTTCTCCGGCAGCGTTCGCGTGGATGGAGACGAACACGTCTGCCTTCCAGGCGTTCGCCCGGTCTGTGCGTTCCTGGAGCGGGACGTCGCGGCTGTCGTCATGGGTCATGAGTATTTCGACGCCCTCATATCCGTGAAGCAGTTCGTCCGCGACATACCAGGCGACGGCACTGTTGAACTGATATTCGCGTAGGCTTCCGTCTGGAGACCGTTTCCCCGGCGTCTCCGGCCCGTGGCCGGCGTCGATTGCAATCTTGAACACCCTTTCCCCTCCCCTCTTAACAATTAAGGCGGAGCCGAGTTTTCGGCCCCACCCCGAATCTTC